GGGAAAAACAAATTCTATTGGATTAACGGCAAAAGCATTGTAAAACTTTTTCAAAACCTGAATCTTGGAGATTTCAAAGAAAATTAACGGGTAATAAATTTCATCAATATCAGAAATCGAAGGTTTTAAGGCCCTCAAAACCAAACCTACATAACACTTAAATATATTTTTGCCTATTTTTTGCCGTTTATCTAAGGATACACGATATTTTTGCCGACATGCCTACTTAAAACCAAATGTACAAAAATTTACTTTTGGTTTAATCTACCTTTAATTTATACCCCTTTTAAATGCCATTTGGCTGCCCTGGGTTTAATTTGACCATGATAACTGTGCAAATATACGTAAAAACCCATTAAAACAAGCTAAACAGCCTTTTTCTATGCCGGTAACGGTACTAAGTTTTATTATCATCTTCCCGATGCCAGGAACATGATCAAAAAAAGTGATTTAAATCGAAAAGTAGAGTTGGACGGGCAGTTGGACGGGCAGTTGGATGGGCAAATAGTTACTATTCATAAGGGTAAAATGCTCTGGCAATGGGGCTAAAATGTTAATATTTCACTATTGCCCCCCCCATAATCCACATATACAACCGATTTAAAAAGGCTTAAAAGACTGAAAAACAGTATAAAAGCATAAATATACTATTAAAAAGTGCGGAAAGAGGATAAAAATCAATTATTCGAGGCGGATTGCACCTAAAACCAATGCAATATTATGTATCTGTTTTTTTTGCAGTTCAAACGGATCATATTTTTCATTATCCGATACAATTAATAATGTATCGTCTGTTTTCCCCTTTTTTACTCTTTTTATCAGCGGCCCCTGATCAGTGTCGAGTACATAGACCTTATTCCACTGAAAAAAAGTATCTAAAGGCAGTTTTTTACAGGCAACTATGTCGCCTGAGCTATATTTGGGATACATGCTATTGCCTTTTACCGATATTAAAAAGTCGGCTCCTTTAAAAACAGGCACTACATAATGATCGCATTCATGTTCAAGTACCTGCATATCTCCGGTAAACGCTCCAGCCATAGCTGTTATTGGTATTAATGGTATACCTGATCTGCCTTTTGTTTTTAAAGCAACTGGCAAATCATTTTTTACCATAGTCCCATTACCCGTAATTAACCAATCAGCATTTACTTCATATTTGTTTAGTAATTTTTCAATAAAATCATAACTCGGTTTGTTTTTACCTTTATATATATTTAGTAATACAGCTTCAGAAATACCAGTTTCTTGTGAAAATTTATATCTCGTAACATTATAAAAATCAAGTATTTGAAAAATTCTTTCGTTAATACTCAATATTTTTTCATTTTTTTCTTGCATTACTCAATATATATTTAGTATCTTTGATGAAAATTTAAACAAATGTACAAAACGAAAAGGCCAATTGCAAGTAAAATCAAAAATATCAAAGGCGACCTTTATAAAAAGGCTGCTAAAAAATTCAATACATCCTACGGCTATGTAAGCATGATATGCACTGATCCTAACAGGGGACAAAGGGGCCTGGGAAAACAAATTAAGGAATACCTGGAGAAAGAAATAGCAAAACAACAAAGGTAACACCTATATATAAATATCCGGCACCGGAAAAAGTCGTCTCAAAAAAATCAAGTATTATTCTAAAACATCTTTTAAAATGTCAAAAACAACAATTGTAATTGAAATTGATTTTGGAGAAAAACCAGGCACAAAAACACTCAAAAGGACAGTCACCGTAAACGGGGAGGTCGGGTATTATGATGAAATACCAATGAATATGATTTCAAACGACAGAACGCCTATAAGCGCATTTGACAGATGGCTACTTGGGTATAAAGAAACTGAGAGCCGTTGTGATATTTGCTGCTATGGAGGTAAGAGTAGCGATCTTTTCTGGGACACTTGGTTTAAGACTCTCAATTTCAAGCAAAAGCTTCTCTATGTTCTTTTTAAGAAGCTCCTCCTGAGCGACAAAGCCACCGCGAGAGAAAAAGTCACACGCCTCTACATTAAGGAGAACCCAGGCATCTGTAAGTCTTAAATTTATATTACCTATAAACCCTATGCGCTCAAAATACTGCATTATTGCATTGGCATCTGTAAAATCCAAACCCGTGGTTGACAGCATTTCTTTTGTTTCGAAATGTTTTTGCACTCCGCAGGGTATGTTTTCACATAAATATTTAAGGACACTGTCTTTCTTTTTGTCAGTTATCATATTACTTAATATTTAAAGGTTAGCACTGCAAATATAAGTAATACTTCCCGGATGGTCGCAGAGGCTGTTCGACTCAGCCTCCGGGAACCAAAAATAAGAAAACCAGTGGAATACCACAATAACATGTTTTGCATCACTATTGACGAATGGACAGCCTGCGGAATGTCTTATGAACTATATGTCAGTGATAAAAAAAGAGGCTATCTTAAAGTAGCGCGTACAGGTGGGAACGGTCGTAAGGCCCTGATTGAGTTCGACAGCATTGCCAAACTTGAGCGTAAAAACGCAATACTTAATATGTATGGTGATCCCCGCCAAAAAGCAGCCAGCGGAACACTCCGCGAACGGATAAAACCAGATGCCAAAGCCCTGGAGTTTTATTCTAACTTTCAATTATCTGACGGCAGATCATTGCCCGAAAAGAACATCAGGGAATATTGCCAGAACGCCTCAGTTCTTAATGCCGTTCACGAAATTCTATCTGAAGCTAAGGTTGCCCGTAGAGCTGCCGGATACGGTGACTCAAAACACTTTTTTATAAAAGCAGCCGTCACAATTACCAGCCTGGCTGAGGAGTTTGCACACACCCTGCCCCATAATCACCGACACATACAGCGAGTTTACAATAAATACATTACGGAAGGTTATTACGGCCTGATCTCCGGCAAATTCTGCAACGATAACAGCCGAAAGGTATCAAACGACATCGAACACCTGATCATGAGCATATACGCGATGGATAACAAGCCTTTTGCAGCCTCCGTACATGAATTGTATAACTCATTTGTCCAGGGTAAGATTGATGTGGTTGACCGCAGAACCGGCGAACTGTTTGACCGGAATCTTTTCATTAAAAAAGGCGCACCAATCGAATTATCCGACTCAACGATATGGAACTATCTGAACAACCCAAAAAACAGGGCCATCGTTGACAAGGCTCGCTCCGGACAATTCCAATATAACAACACTCACCGGCCACACCATCACAGGCATAGTCCTTTCTTTAGCTTCAGTAAGATTTCTCTTGACGACCGCGACCTTCCGCGCAAATTGACGGACGGCAAACGCCTGAAGGCTTATTATTCTTACGATGTAACCAGTGGCTGCGTGATCGGCTATGCTCACTCACGCGATAAGGATGAAAAGTTATTCCTGGACTGCCTCCGGAACATGTTCCAGTTGATAGAACGCAATAACTTCGGTATGCCGATGGAAGCTGAAGTGGAGCATCACCTGGTGAACAAGTTTTTTGATGATCTGGCGCTGATGTTCCCGTTCTTGAGAATATGTAATCCCGGAAACTCACAGGAAAAACGCGCCGAACATTTCAATAAGGCCAAAAAGTACAGTGTTGAAAAAGGGATGCATAAAGATATTGGACGCTGGTGGGCCAGGTGCGAAGCTTACCGCATAGATGTTGACAAGGTCGATAATGAGTTTAAGGAAAAGGGCTACACGCTTGAGCGCCTTGTAGCTGATGATATAGAGAGCATCAAGCAGTACAATAACCAATTACACCCGCGCCAAAAGGTTTATCCGGGTAAAACACGCTGGCAGGTACTTCAGGAAAATATGAATCCGGCTTTAGCACAGGTGAACAAGGCCATTCTTTACAAAACCATTGGCCATAAAACCGAAACGACCATTAACCGCAATCAATATGTGACCGTTCAGCATGAGAAGTACCAGTTACCAAGCCCGCAGATCATTGAGCGCTTAATGCCGAATAATTACTGTACAGATGCTTACTACTTAGCTGATGATAACGGCCAGATCCCTGCTGTATATCTTTATCAAAACGGTACTTACATCTGCAAGTGTGAAAAGATAGTTGCTTACAACGAGTCGAAAGCAGAGCAGACGGCGGATGATGCCATGAATTACGAAAGCCAGTCAAAGTATGTGTCATCATTTGACAAAATGACTAAGGATGGCAAAAAAGCCCTGGCGAAACCGGTGATCATCAATATTGAAGAAATAAACGCCATTGTAGAGACAGCGGTGCAGACGGTTGCAGTCGTAGATACCAATTTTATTAAAGAAGATGACATTAACGAACTTCTGGCAGAGTATGATCCGGAAGAATATAAAGGTAAGGCACAAGTATCAATTTAAATATTAATTAAAACACCAAAACACCATGGTTACAGAAGAATTAAAAACAAGAGTAATGGCGGAACTGCAAAATCGCAGGACGCTGTTTGGCGGTTCGGACGCTAAGTTTGCCGTGTCGCTTGGAATCAACAATGCTATTTATAGTCGCATGAAAAATGGCGAAACAAGACAGGTTTTAAGCGAGGCAATGTGGATAAGCCTGGCTCGCCAGTTTGGCGTGTCGCTTAAAGAAGAAAGCCAATGGAAAACCGCGAACACTCCGGTATTTCAATACGTCACAGAGCAGCTTACCAAATGCCAGAACGACAGCATCAGCACCATGCTTTGTGATGCTGCCGATATCGGAAAAACTTATGCTGCAAAAATCTATGTAAAATCTAACAAAAACGCCATTTATGTAGATTGCAGCCAGACAAAATCAAAACAAAAACTAATTCGGTTTATTGCAAAGGAATTCGGGGTTGGGCATACCGGAAGGTATAACGATGTGTATGAGGATTTGGTGTTTTATCTTCGTTCTATCGCCAACCCCGTTATTATTCTGGACGAGGCAGGAGACCTGGACTATTCAGCATTTTTGGAACTGAAGGCGCTGTGGAATGCTTCTGAGCGCTCCTGTGGCTGGATGATGATGGGAGCTGACGGCCTGAAAGAAAAAATACGCAGGGCCATCGACTGTAAAAAGGTTGGTTACACTGAAATATTCAGTCGTTATGGCAAACGTTACCAGCGCGTAACGCCTGAAGGCCGTGAGGAGTATGATAAATTTGCAAAACTCCAGGCAGCGCTGATTATCAAAGCCAATGCACCCGAAGACACAAAGCTTCAGGAACTGATCCATAAAACTGATGGCAGTCTTCGCAGGATATATACTGAAATTTCTAAACTTTAAAAATGGGACGAGCAGTGTCAGTGAACCAACTACTAAATAAGCGCAGGAAACTCCTTCAATTTGAAGGGGAGTGGCTCGATTGTTTCGGGGCTCCGGAACTTGCCGGCAGTTGGTTTATTTGGGGTAACTCCGGGAATGGTAAAACATCTTTTGTGCTTCAGCTTTGTAAATACCTTACAAAGTTTGGCCGGGTGGCATACAACAGTATGGAAGAAGGTGACTCTGAAAGTATGCGCCTTGCATTTATACGCACCGGAATGGAAGAGTGTAAGCGCAGAATCGTATTACTGGACAATGAGTCTATTCCCGAACTTAAAATACGCCTGAAGGGGCACAAAGCGCAAAAGATCGTAGTGATTGACAGTGTGCAATATTCAGGCATGACGTACCCGGAATACAAAGAACTTAGAAACGAGTTCCGGGACGTGCTATTTATCATTATCAGCCATGCTGAAGGTAGAAACCCTGCCGACAGACGTGCTGCCTCCATCCGGTACGATGCCTCCGTAAAAGTCTTTATTGAAGGCTACAAGGCATATATCACCAGTCGCTATCGCACCGGAGACGTAAAAGAATACGCTATCTGGAAAGAACAGGCAGAAAAATTTCATTCAACTTCAACTATTTAAACAACATTAAAACTCAAACCTATGGAAATCCAAGTAAAAATTGAAAACGTACACATCCATATTCCTGGTGTGGAACAGGCGCCAGTACTAACCGGTGATCAGTTAAAAACTGAACTCGAATCCTTGTATAAGGCAATAACAGGTATGATGCTTAACTCCGAAGCCAGGATAACGAAGTATATTGAAGAGCATTATTTACCTGTTCGGGTCGGCATCTCATCTTTAGATGATCTGGATAAGTATGCAGAAAATATAAAAGAACCTACAGAAAATCAAAATAAAGTTGCAGATGATGCAAATATAGTTGCAGATGATGCAAATAAATTGACTTCTAAAGCCAAAACGTCCAAAGAGAAAATATGTATAGAATGTGGCAAAGAATACAAGCCCATAAGCAATGCACAGAGAAAATGTAAGGAGTGTGGTAAAAATGGAATAACTCCCGAGTATGAAAAACAAAAAAAAGCAGTACAGAATAAAAAGTGGAGATTAAAGAAAAACCAAAAGCTGACTCCGGAGAAGGAAGCCGAACTGGAGGCTGTATTGAACGAAATTGCGCTGAGTCAGAAAAAAACCTACGTAATATCTAAGTGATCTTAACAATATAAAAACACTCAACTATGGAAACAAAACACAAAATCACCTACATGTTCAACCCGGCGGAAAACAGGTTGACAATTTTCGATAAGGGCAAACCGGTTGGCGGGTTTGTCGGAGATATGGCCAATAAAAAGTTTTATGAATTGCTCGAATCGGGAGCAGAATTAAGTATAGGAGGCAACAACGTGAACAAAAGTATTAAAATTCGCCAGTTACGCGCACTGTGGATCAGGCAGGGCTGCGATCAGTACCGCGATGCCATTCTTGAACCTTATGGAGTAACGTCAACAAAGGACTTGACCGAAGCGCAGCTTGACAAGCTGATTGCAAGCTTTACGCATACAAATAAAAGCGATGCCCCGCTCGAAGTGAGAGGCGCACGCAGTTTAAACCTGAAGCTGCTAATGGAGCTTGGTGTATACGACAATACCGGCGACTGGACACGCGTAAACGCTTTCCTGATGGATAAGCGCATTGCTGGAAAGCTGTTGTACCAAATGACACTCGAAGAGCTGAAGGCACTCACGGTAAAACTCCGGGCCATCATCATGAAGAATGCCCAGGAAGCAAGAGAAATAAAGAGATTGACTATTAGTAATTAATTTAAAACGTAAAGAGATGATACAAAAAGTTAAAGAAAAACAATGGAAAGATGAAACCGGTCGCAACATACCTATTGAGTATATAAGCGCCGGAAACCGCCTCAAAGAACGCAACGCGGGCGCACTGGTGAAACAAGCAAAGCAGATCAACAAACAGTTGGCTGAGTTCAAAAAAAGTACCGCGAAGCTGTGTACTGAAGTCTATCAGAAAATGATGGAAGAGTTCAAAACAAAGGCAGAAAGCAAGGGAAACTTCACCTGGTTCAGCTTCGACCGCAGCATAAAGATAGAGGTAAGCATCAGTGATCGCATTGATTTTGATGACCTCACTATTACTGCCTGCAAAAGTAAGCTGGATGAGTTTTTAACGGAAACCCTGGATTCAAAACAGGAATTTGTTAAAGACCTGGTGGCAGATGCTTTTTCAACTTCGCGCGGAAAATTAGACGCTAAAAAAGTAATGGGCCTGCTGAAGTACCGCACTAAAATTAAAGCTGAGTTATTCCAGGAAGCATTAAATCTGCTTGAGTCGAGCATTCGTAAGCCTGAAAGCAAAACGTATTTCCGTATATGGGAACGTGCAGCAGATGGAAGCTATGAGCTTATTGACCTAAACTTTTCATCCATATAGCCATGAAACATTATCAACTTACGAGCGTTGCTTTTGCCGGTGCTGTGGATCTGTTCTTTGATGATGCAGGGATGCTTCAGAAATTCGACATGACAGGAGCCACCCTGAGCCAACCACAACAGGAATGGATTTTAAGAGAGATGCAACCGAACCTCTCAGACCTTAAAGTACAGTTAGCCGACAGCGGAACAGCGAAGATCACAGAAGTAACCACAGAAGTCACCTTTGACATGTTCTGGAACAAATACGATGACAAGATCAACTCTTCACGCAAACGTGCCCAGCAGAAATGGAATAAGATGACTAAGACTGACCAGATCAGGGCGTACGGATTTATTGGTAAATACCTGGCAAACCTTCCTACGGGAACCCGCAGAAAATACGCTGAAACCTATTTAAACGCAGAGCTATGGGACAACTAATAAGCCCTTACATATTTCCATTACTGAACTGTAATGCAGATATGACTTCAGGCAGCATCATAAGCCGTGTGTGCCGTCATTACCATATTACCGAAGATGAAATAAAGCAGAAAACCCGCCGTCGCGAAATAGTAGAGCCGCGAAGTGTTGCTATGTATAAATTGCGAAAACTGGGTTTAAGTTGGGCATCCGTAGGTAAGGCATTCGGTAAGGATCATGCCACCGCCATGTGGGCCTGTCGGCAGGTAGAAAACTTTCTTCAGATCGACAGAGACTTCAGGGAACGTACACGCGGACTATTAAGTTAACCATTAAAAGATAATCGTATGTATCCCGGACTGAAAATAAAACTGAACAACAGCGAAACAAAAGCCCTGATGGCTATTTTCCTGCAACAATCGGAACTTTTAAAAGAAAACAGTGCTAACATTCTTGGTTATGCCGCTAAAGACTTTTATTACGAACAGACAGTAAAGACAGGCAAAAGATTACTTACCCGTAAAGCTGCTTACAGTTTTACTTTCAGCCCGGTTGATGTGTATATGCTCTCACGAACATGGAGTTTTTGTGAAAGCTTGTATAAAAACACTTCATACGAATATCACTTGTTTAACAAGATATCCGCAGAGATCAACCGATTCGAGACAAACATAATTTCATTACCATTTTAATACTGCACTATGGCATACAACAAAAAAAACAAAATGTTACGCATAAAGCTTGTTAATGAGATCGTGCAGCATCATTACATCGAGGGTGTAACAACCTATAAAGGGATTTACGAAAAGTATGTTAAACATATTTACCCTATGTGTTACGAAACGTTTTTGGATTACATCAACACTGTGGTACCCAAAGTTGTAGAACAGCCGGTTAAAACGCAATTTCAACTATTTGACACGGACAAAAATGAAACCCCGGAGTAAACCCAAAGAACCGGATTTGTTTGATCTGGTTCCAGAACCGCCGGCCAAACTATGCAATGAAGATGAACATGAATTGTATAATGCAAATGCCGTAAAGAAATTAACCGAACTGAGTAAAAAAATTAAAACCAGGCACCATGAAAAATAGCGAATTTAAAACCGGATTAATGATCATCGCTTTTGGATTTTTATTGTTCTTAGGAACGGTAATGATGTATAGGATACTATCTATGCCAATAACTCCAACGGAAGTTAATTGCAAGCCCTATGCCGATACTTTAAGCCTCGATGATACTTGTAATAATTGGTAATTAAAAATAATAAAGCCATGAGTAATCCGCAAATAGATATGTTCTCAGCAGAATACCTACGCGATGCAGGCATACGGTATGCTATGGATCATGCCGATTATCATATTGACAACTGGAGTGGTAAAGCTTTTGAATTTTTGAAGCAGTTTATCCAGGAGAACAAAGAATTTATGGCTGAAGAAGTAAGGATTGCATCAAAAAACATTGTAGCAGAGCCACCAAACAACCGTGCATGGGGTGGTGTAATTGTAAGGGCTGCCCGGCAAGGACTTATCAAGCGAAAAGGCTTTAGAAATGTAACCAATACAAATGCGCACTGCACGCCTGCTACGTTATGGGAGGTGGTATGATTGCTAACGCAGCAACTGCTGTTGTGTACTCATTGCAGCAGTTAAACGTTAGCAAGCGTTCTTTAAAATTTTGCGGGGTAGCAGCAGTGGTCAGCTCGCCGGGCTCATATCCCGGAGGTCGCAGGTTCGAATCCTGCCCCCGCAACAAACATTTAAACTAAAAGGTATGAAAAAAGCAAAAAGCATAATTGGATGGGTTATACTTGCGATATTATCGCCGGTTATTATTTTCAGCATGATCGTGCACGGGGCATACGTGATATGGTACAGGCGCTTGGTTCTACAGGAATGTACGTTTTCAGTCGAAAAGAGAAAGGATGAAACTGATAAGAGCGATAACGATAGCAACCATGCTGATGCGGAAAGCATATAATGCGTTCTTATCTTTTTTTGCATCGCCTGTAAAACCGCCCGATGAAAGCTTTAGTTCTCCTTTTTTGGTTATCGAATAAAAATGGTCATCGTATGGCTTTATTAATCCCTCCTGGCACAAAAAATCAAGGTCTGACGTTATGTTCCTGTGTATTGGCTTTGATTGGTCAATTAATTTAAAACCTGTAAAATCATTTGATTTAATATGACACAGCAGCTCATCCAGCGTAATAGCCGAAACAATATCACCGCCGTACATAAATATAAGCCATTTTACCTGATAACGTTTTTTCATAAAAGAATTTTTCATGATAACAAAGATATTGAAAAATGAACTATTATTACTTATTGTTTAGTAATTACTTTTGAAACCCCATTTATTAACCCTTTAAA